TGAATAAATAGATTGCCCATTAAATCTTCTGCTTCCATTTGCCATCGGATCCAAGTACCAACCAAATCGGTGTGCATTGGCTTGCTTTCGCTTTCTCGGTGCAGAAATATCCAGCCCATGCCTTCGGAGCATCAGGCTTTGAATCTCGACGAATCATGTGTCCATGTGCGCAAATTGGAGACTCGGATTCAATCTCTCCACCGAGCTTTGATTGGATCTCTTCAACGGCTGTCTTTGCTGTCGTGAATCCTTCTTCCCAAATTGGCTTGCTCCATGGATCCTCATCGACGAAAGCCTTTGGCAAATGCTCGACCTGCTCCATGTTCTCCCTTGATGGCTTTTCGTCCGTGCCGAGTACCACAGACGCACAGCGACCGATTGCCGAGCTGACCGTATCTTCCACATACCATCGCTTCATTTGGGCGTTGTATGCGCCCACCATGCCGTGTGCGTAGTCGATAGCCGCTGGCTTGTCATCCTCATAATGGCGAAAGATTTGACACTCGATCAGAATGTAACCCTTTTCCGGTTGCCAATCGATGATGTGCGTTTCGATGCGATTCGTTGGATATGTTGCGTGGAGTCTTTTCACCTTTTGATTGACTGTCTCGTAATTGTCAAGGAATCCCATTATCGAATCTCCGCATTTCTACGAGCTGCTATTTTGCCGCGAATAAATCCTTCGCGCTTGCCTTCTTTGAGTCCAGCTGTGTATCCGGCGATGAAGCCTGTCAAGACTCCGAGTAGCATCCAAATGGCTACTTCCTGAAATGTGTACATCTTTGCTCCCGATCCGAGAGTTACTGAATTTCGCTCCCTGCGTAAAGGGTGACGGATTCAGCTGACATCGTCAAGAATCGCGCTCATCTTTGGGCGTGTCGATTGGCTTTTCGTTCGGCTTATCCTTCAGACCATTCGACGCGAGGACAGATCCGAGTGCTCCTGTGAGGAAGACTGTAAGGGTCGTGAGTATGTCAATGAAAGCTTTGTCATTCGGAGCTTGAGCCCCGATGGGCTGTGTGACGAAAATGAGAGCGTAAAGCATTCCCATGACTGAGACTGCAAAGACCAGCGCAAGACAGACTCCGATGAAGACGATGAGTCGAGCTTTGAGCTGTTCATTGGTTAGCCGTCGAGACGGTTTGGCTGTCATTGAAGTGTTCTCCAAGTATGTCTTCAGTACAGATTCCTTGAGCCTTACATTGCGGCGGATTGCATTGAGGCTTTTCCCAGTTCTCGAAGAGCTGACAGTCATACCGCGTCCATCCTTGATATTGACTACATCCGGAAAGCCCTAGCAAAAGACCCGAAGCTAGAGCGATCCGAAGTAGTCCCCGAGTCACTTCCCCTTTAACCCGAAAGCTGAATCGTTTGGATTCAAATAACGCAAGACAACCGGAAGCACAGCTGCAAGCCCTGCTCCTGCAATTGCCTTTGGATCCGTAATCCCTGCCATATACACAGCGATTCCAGCTGCTAGAAATGAACGCGCCCATGAAGCTGCAAGTCCTTTGATTTCTTTCATTTCTTCTTCTCCTTTTTGAGAATTGATTTCTTTGGTGCATCAACTGTCACGGTTGGAAATTCACCCTTATACGGCACATATTTGGGACGACCAAAGCCGACCACTTCTTTGCCAATAGTGCGTGTCTTTGCCATCACCATGCCACCGTTGCGCTGATCGCCGTTGCCGGATGTGTTGCCTTCGATGGTAACTACCGATTTGCCATCGATTCCAACGACGATTCCCACATGCGAAATCCGATCGACTCCGTCATGTGGAAAGTCCATGAATGCAAGATCGCCAATTGCCGGCTCTTCATGCCAGCGTGAAATCTCCTTGAACTTGTGAGCTCCCACAGCTGTGGAGACAATCGAGTGAACCTTGACTCCGGCTTGTGCTAGCACCCAATTGCAGAATGAACCGCACCACGGCAAGCCATTGGCTTTTGTAAATTCGCCGTACTTAGTGAGATTGTCGCCTTCTTCGATTGTGCCAATTTCAGCCTTTGCAATTTCGATGGCGTGAGCTGCGGATCCGATTGGATAGCTCATGCCAGTAATGCAGCCGCTTCTTCGGCTGTAAGCCCTAGCTTTGCCAGTACGGCTTGCTTTGCTTCAAGCTTTGCCGTTGCTTCAGCTTCACGCTCTGCGCGATCCTCGTCAGCTTGTAGAGCTTGAGTCTCTAGCTCTGCCACTTCTTCGTCTGTTAGCTCGATGATTGTTTCGATGCCTGTTGAGCAATCGATTTCGATTCGTGTTGGATTAGCCATTGTTTTCTCCTATGAGTTCTTGATGCCGTAGAGATAAGCCGTTGAGTATTGTTCAATTACCGCACCAGCATCGTTTGGATAAAGCGATAAACCTGTGATTGCTGATGTGATAGACCAAAGCCCTGTTGTTAAATAATTGAATATATTTGAAGTATTATCTTCAATCACACTATCAACTGACACAGATTTATTTGTTGAACCAGCATAATTTGGAAAATAAAATGATGCATTGCCAAATGTGTTTGCTGTTACCGTTGCAGCCGGCGCGCTCCATTCTACGGCTGTGGTTGAAAATGAATCGGCACTTGCTGAAATTCCTCTTAATGTTTTACCAGTTAAATTAGAAGTGCTTGTATTGAATTTTATTCTCATATTTCCAGCGTATGATCCTGAACGACTACTACGAGTGGAAGCAAGTATTAATAAATCTGTGTAGGTTGATGGAATGCTAGTAAAATCAATAGAAGAAGTCCCACCGGCGCCTACGGTTGAAGAAGCAATAAGTTCAAATGTATTTGGCATTATGCCGCCTTAATTCCGTATAGGGTAAATTGAGAATTGGTGACAAAATTGTATCCGCTGATTCCAATTGTAATTGAGTTAATGGCAGAAGTGGAGCGCCATAAACAAGCAAGTGCAGCCGTTGAATATGTCGCGTCACCGCTTCGACCCATGATTGCTTTATTTGTGCTTGTATTTGCATAATTTTGAAAATTAATTACATTTACATTTGTAACGCCCGTAGAAGCACCATCGCCATCAAACACTATTTGATTTGTATTTGCGCCTCTATCAGAAGATGCACTTGATCCGTTTCCTTTTATTCTTGTGTATGAATAATTGGTTCCGGAATCACCATTGACACGGATGTAAAAGTTAGCTGTCGCGACACTTACTCCGTGATTTGTAATCAGAACTAAGTCCGTGTAAGTGCTAGGAATTGACGAGAAAGTGTAAGAAGATGCTGCGCTTCCTAAAGTAGTAGTCGCAATCGGAGTGTATGTTGATGCCATCGATTTATCCCTTTATCCCATATAAGGCGACTTTTGTGAACTCTGAAAATGTTCCAACTACGCTAATTGAACTGATTGCCGATGTGTTTAGCCAAAGTCCGGAGAAATAAGTCAAAGATCCGCCGGAGCCATTTACATCTGTTCCGGCTAGTGATCGATGAGTCTTATATTTATTTGTATTTGCATAATCCAAAATATCGCAAACGACGGCTGTTGGATATGATCCGGCGGCATTGTTATATCCAATAAAACCTGAAGTTTGTGATGTTCCAGAATTTGCAAGGGCGCTTGAGCCTGTGCCGTAAAGCTGGTGGTAAGTATAATTGCTTCCGGAGTCGCTGTTATATCTGATGTTGATTCCGCCGGCTGTCGTTAAAACAGAAGCTCGAATTTGTAAATGCTTGTAAAGTGTTGGAATTGAAGTGAATGAAATTGTGGATGTTCCACCCGATCCAACTGTGACAGTCTGCAAAGAATCAAAGGGTGCAGAAAGATGTCCCGAAATTTGGGAAGCGTAGATTCCGAGAATTCCGCCCATGATTATGAAAGGTCGCCAATCACGGTGAATGTGTTGCTTGCGGTACAAATAATTGTGCAAGCTGAATAACGGGCTCTCAAAATTGGAGCGGCTGCGGTTGCTCCGGTTGATGTGATTGTGACGCCAGCACCGGCAGCAAATGAAGTCAATCCAACGCCGATTGATTGCACATTGATTTGATTGCCAGTTGAAAAAACAGACGGTGGAATCGTTACAGTCACAGCTGAAGCGTTTGAAGTTGTGACTAGCTTTGCGCTGTCTGAAGCTACAAGTGTGTAGGTTGTGCCAGTCTGCGCATTGAATGAAAGAGTAGTGTCATCCTGTTCAATCCATGTAAATGCGAGATCTGTGCCGGATGTCTTTGAAAGCACTTGTCCGGTTGTGCCACCTTTAAGTCCCACAAATGATGTGTCAATATCTTGCCCAAGAGTCGCGATTGCTGTCGCGCCGTCCTTGACTAAATCTGTGGATGTAGGAATATCCCATCCATAGTTCGTTGTCGTTGTTGCCATTTCTTCTCCTTATGCGACGACGGTTGCTTCCAACCATGTAAGTGTAGGCTCGATTGTGTTCCATCTTTCGACGACAGGCACATCGCTCCATGTAAATGCCTGAAGTGAATATGCCACCGGAGTGACATAAAGCGAGAGTGTCAGCGAATTGATGCCAGCCTGAAATTGCCAGCCTTCGACAAATCCTTGAAAATTGGATCCCATATTCAGCGGCAAATCTGCGATATTGACGGGCATTCCCATGAATACTGACAAAAGGTTGTCGCGATCGGAATTGTCGATTTCGGGTGATCCAAGTGGGAAAGAGATTTGGTTGAAGTTAGCCTGTGGAAGTGCTCGGAGCTCCAAATAGAAAGCCGCTTGAGATGTAGCGTCCGCGCTCTTTTCAAGGCTTGTTGTAATGTTTTGAGCTAGAGTCCCATATAGCGCAATCGATGTTGGATCGGAATTCGTAACTTGTGCGTTGTTCTTATATGTGAGCGTGATGTAATTTCGGACATCGCCAGCGCGTACGGCGGTTTGTAATCCGCTAGCAAATGCGTCATTTGCTGAAAGATTTACATATCCATTAGCTGCAAGGTATTGGGTGCGATGGGTGGAATCCGCATAGCTAATCTGTCCGGCAGAGTTTTCGTAAAGATAACCAAGACCGGATGTAGCCAAAGCCGATACAAGTGAATAAATGTCTGTGACATTGGATGAACGAGCTGCCAGCTCATAGTTTCCAGTATCGATTTCGCCTAGTCCGGTGTTGAAAGCTTGATTCCATTGAAGTGTCGGATCAACGGCATTCCAAGCAAGAGCGGCTGGCACTCCATTCCATCGAGCGAAAAGAGCTTGAGACAGGATTTCTTCAATCTGTACGCCGTCCAAGTCTTTGGCTAAGACTCCGGTTGTGAGCACCTTTGGAAGCCTTGAAAGGGCTCCTAGAGCCACGATGGAGATTGTTTGAGTCACACCAATCGACCCACCGGATTGAACGCCCACAATCAAATCTGTGACACTACCGCCGAAGATAGCCACCGGAGTGCCGGCGGAATTGTTGATATACACAGTCACGGCTGAATTAATTTCCACAACGATGGCTGAATCGTCTGTGTTGATAAGGGTCAAATTGCAATATCCGGCAATTGCTTGCTCATAGATGTCCGTGCGACCGGATCCGATATTCAGATTTGCAAGGGCTACATCCTTATATTCGACTCCATCGATGTCGATGCTCCAAGTCGGTGTCCATAGGGTCATACGAAAGCAAATCGATTCGCGCCCAAAGTGCCACGGGCATTTGAGCGATTGAGGACATCGACGATTGTTCGAGCTGTGCCTTCAGCGTCGATTGCGCCATTGACGGTGATATTAATTGTGGATCCACTTCCGCCATTTGGCACGATTGTGCCGTTCGAACTAGGGACAAAAAGCTCTGCTCCGCGCTCGCCCACTAAATACGGAGTCCCTGCCGATACGGATCCACCAGCTGCTCGGAAGCCACCGAATGCTGAATCGATAAGTCCGGCAATGCCACGCACGGCAGCGTTATTTCGAACCATATTGATGAGCGATGTGATGCGATCAATGACTTGACCTATCCAACCAAAGAGCGTTTGGAAGCCACCAATGAGCTTGCCTACTACATCTATGACAACTCCGAGAGCGATGCCGATTCCTTGAATGGCTATCTTGAGAACGCCACCCAAAAGTGGAGCCACATATTTGGAAAGAAATTCAAATAGAGCTGCAAATTCGTCTTTGTTATCCATGACGGCATTTTTGATTTGGTCAAAAGCGTATTTGATACCTTGAAAGATTGGAATGAAGAGCTTTTTTGCACCTTCGACAAATGACATGAACGCCGATGTGATTCCTTCTTTGCCACCGATTGAATCGATGAATTGCGAGACGGCTGGAATGACTACATTCACGACTGTGTCAATCATTGGAGTGATTGCGTCTAGGACAAAGGATCCAATTGTCTCTTTGCCTTCATCGAATGCAACCTTGAGACGAGCCATTTTTCCGGCAAAAGTATCGGCTTGAACGGCAGCCTGTCCGCCAAAGGTGGTTGCCAATTGCTTTGTGATGGCATCCATGTCCATCGTCTTGAGCTGTGCGGATGTGAGTCCAATGCCTAGCTTTGCGAGAGAAGCTGTGTTGCCTTCCTGTGCCTTAGCCATCGCATTGGTGACGGCTTCCAAAGACTTACCGGATCCAGCTGATACATCGAGCGCAATGGATTGAAGTTTGAGAGCTGCATCGGAATCCTTTGTGGCTCTGACAAGTCGCTCAAAGCTAGGACGAAGCTCATCGTCGGTCTTGCCTGTCAAAAGTGAAGTGTTGAGAATTTGTTTTTCAACGGCAGCGATTTGAGCATCTGTCGCGCCTGTAACATTTTGTAATGTAGTCGCCAGTTTCGCTTGCGCCGCTTCATCTGCAATGGCAGATTCAACGCCTTGTTTGAGAAGTACGCCAGCATAAGCGAGTGCAGCTGCACCGGCGACAGCAAATGCCGCGCCAGCCATTTTTCCGAACTTGCCCATTTTGTCGCCAAAGCTTTGTACTTCATTTTGTGCGCCAGCAACTCCGCGCTTTAATTCATCGAAGTCCGCATCGAAGGTGATCTTGACCTTTGGAATTCCAGCCATTTAATCGAGCCCCAATCGCTTGACAACATCTTGAACCATTTGAGCATATTCACGCGCCACGATTGGCACATAATAATCGACCGCCGGAGTGATCCAATATCCGCGTTTGTTAGCCGGAGCCTTGAATCTGTCTGTGTATGGGCGACCTAATGAGTCCACGCCTTTGTGAGATCCAAATTCTGTTCCCCAAAGTAATGCGCCAGCTGGCGCGGCATTCTGACGAACCTTTGCGCCTTTGCCTGACTTAGATTGCTCGCCGCCATATTTGCGACCAACTTTTTTGGATCCGCCAATATCGACACGAATCAAGCGATCGCGCTTGGCTGTGATTGTCTGTGCCACAAGCTTCGTCTGTGGAGCCGGTGCGGATTGGCTAAACATAGTGAGCTGTCCAGCAAGTCTTTGAGACAGCGGATAGGCTCCATCGCGGATTTCTTGTTGCGAGTCTTTGTCGAGCTTGTTGAGTAATCCAATGAGATTGCGAAATTCGACAGGATCAACGGTAATGGCAAATGTGCCTCTACCTGCCTTGTTTGCCATTTCGCTTCTCCAAAATCTCGATTGCTGTGTATATCTGCTCCGCCGTCTCCCACTCTTTCATCGGAATCCCTGTTGCAAGTGCTAGTTCAACTAGGACTCGATTTAAGCTTCCGACGGCGTAGCTTTTGGGCTATTTACTTCCTCGGATCGAATATCGTCCACGGTGTCGCACCAAATCTCGTAAGGTTTGATGGGTTGTCCGCCAAGCTCTCTCTTCTTTGCGTTATACGCCAAAAAAAGAAGATCATCAAGCCCGACATTTTCGCCGAGCTGTGTAACCTTTAAGCCTGTCTTTCTTTCCCACTTTACGAATTCCGGTGTCGAAGCCGTGAACGATTCCGATTCCCCTGAAAAGTATGTGACCGTGATT